TGGTCGCCGGTAAACACCGAAGTGATTGTGGATGACGGGTATATCAAAGTGAAGGTGGCAGAGCCGAATGTCTGGGAACTAAAACACAGACTTGTGTGGCAGGAGAAAAACGGGAAGATTCCTGAGGACAGCTGCCTGATATTTTTGAACGGGGTTAAAACTGATTGTAGGATTGAAAACTTAATGCTTATTAAGCGGTCGATTCTGTCGGTTTTAAATCACGAAAAGCTGATATTTGATGATGCGGCGGCCACAAAGTGCGGTGTCACTATGGCAATGATAAAAAGCAGAATAAGGGAGTTACAGAAAAAAAATAAGCGGTAAGAATGACAGAAAAATCAGGAAGGAAGTGAAGAACGTTTATGTAAAGGCTCAGGGCGTTTTGTATGATCAAATCAAGGCAATGAGCTTTGGAAAAAGATTGCGTTTTGCATTTATGATAATTTTCAAGAGGCTTAAATAGTCACTACTTTTGAAAGTAGTAAGGAGGTGAGCTTCTATGATGGTTTGGACTGATATAAGCAGAGGAATTGTTGAAGTTCCTTTTGACTTTGAAAAAGTGAATACTGACTGCGAGGTTTTTAAGAAAAATGCCTGTCCGTTTGTTGGAAAGCCCAGCACAATCTGCGGCTGCGGTTTTGACGGTATGGCTAAAAAAGGCTGCATAAAGGTTCACGAAAAAACTAAGAAGGTGGAAGAATGAAACCGTGGGAATTATACGAGGAAATAAAAAAGACTGAATACACTAAGAGCGGCGACAGTGTTGACTGGGCCGTGAAGGTTTATCCAGAAGAAAAGCTGATAAGACTTCTTTTTGAGGAAAGCACTGAAGACAGAGACTGGAGAAACAATTTTGATTTTCCAATTAAGCCATATAAACAGCAGGATAATACTTTGTGGTTTGCGCGTGGCTGGGGTAATGCTTATAAATCTTGTAATGATGAGATTATGGAAAAGCTGACAAAGACTTTTTATGAGCTTAAGGATCAGAGCTATACTGTCGAAGTTTGTGGCTGGAGTTATGGCGGAGCTATGGCTTTGCTTGCGGCGGAGGATTTTTGTTACAGGACCGGCTATTTACCTGGTGTTGTAACTTTTGGAGCTCCTAAGCCGCTTTGGGGTAGAAAAACAAAAAAATATGTTGCAAGCTGTTTAGCTTACTGCTTCCAGTATGCTCATGTTAATGATTTTGTTCCGGTGTGCATTCCGCTTCCTGGTTACAGGATGGTGAATAAAGTTAAAGTTGGTAAGGATTTTTGCATTCTTAAGTATTTTAAAACTGGTGAATATCATTGCAGTTATGGAGACAAGAGCCTTTATGAGTGAGTTTAAAGATTTAGAAATTGCACTGACAGAATTTCCATCTGAAGAGGACTGGAAGGAAGTAAAAAGAAGGGCGCTTATTACTGTTGGTCTTGAAGCGGTAAATTCTCCTGATGAAAGCTGGAAAAAGAAGATGCTTGAATGCAGGCATAGTCCGATAAGACGGCTTAGATTCAGCTTTACTTTGTATAATTTGCCGTATTACATAAGCGTGCACTTTGTAAGACATCATGTTGGAATTGAAAAGTATGTGAGAAGCCAGAGAAATGACAGGCAGAAGGAATATGACAGAACAAAGGCTCCTCAGGATGCGCCGGTTAATATGATTTTAGATTTTAACGGGGAAAGTCTTTTAGAGTTTTTTAACAAAAGACTTTGCGGCGCGTGTGCTCCTGAAACAATAAGAGTTACTGAGCTTATGAGATCGCTTGTAAGGGATGAATGCCCGGAATTCTGTTATTTTCTGGAGCCGATGTGTTTTAGGAATGGCGGTGTTTGCCATGAGTTTAAGAGCTGCGGAAATAACCGGAATTACAAAGAATGGCAGGAAGCTAAGCTGAAGGATAAATAAAGTGATACTGGAGGGGTTAGAAATTGAATTGTGTAATAACGCAAGAGGACGTTGATTTTTTAACTAAAGAAATAAGCAATCTCACTGCAAAACGGCAATATATAAAGCCGTCTGACTACGTTGAAAAAGTGCGTTATATGGACAAGGACCTGACTCCTTTTCCAGGCAAATTCAGTTTTAAGCAGTTTCCTTACTTCAGGGAAATTGTAGACAACTTTAGTCCAGAGAGTCCTATTCATAAAGTTTATATTATGAAAGGCAATCAGCTTGGAGCTACAACGGCGATTTTGGAAACTGTTATGCTTTATGGCATTGGCTGTAATCCTTCACCAATGTTGTATGTTTTGCCAGACGAGGGAATGGCAAAGCTTGCAATGGACACCAAAATTGACCGTATGATTGACAGTTCCGGTTTGCGCGGAAAGATTTTTGCTCAGACAAAAAAAGCAGCTGGAGCGCGTAATACCGGTGATACATCTTTCAAAAAAGAGTTTACTGGTGGTTATTTGCACGCGGTGGGCGGCCGTTCCGGTAACAGGTTCAGAAACTTTTCTTACAAAATTATCCTTGTTGATGAATTGGACGGTATGAGTGAAACGATTAAGGGTGAAGGTACGATGGAAGATCTTGCCATTGCCCGTTCTGACGCTTATCCGAATACGAGAAAGATTTACTTTGGTTCTACTCCTACGGTTGAACAGACTTCTAAAATTTTTAGGCTTTATAAATCAGGTGATCAGAGGCGGTATTTTGTACCCTGCAAGCATTGCGGCACTATGCAGCCGCTGGAATGGGCCATCTGGGATGAAGGACATGACAATCAGATTGGCGGTATTGTCTGGGAGAATGACGAAGACTATCAGCCGATTCTTGAAACTGTTGCATATAAATGTCCGCATTGTGGCGGGCTGATGAAGAATTACGATAAAGCTTTAATTATGGACAAGGGCGAATGGCGGGCTACTGCGATTAGTCAGGAAAAGGACGCTGTAAGCTATCATTTGTCACCTTTATACAATCCTCCTGGAATGTTTTCCTGGGAAGACTTTGTTATTGCATGGTCCAAATGCTGGGATATTAAAAACAATCGAATTAAAGACAAGGAAGGTTATAGAACTTTCAGAAACTTAAAGCAGGGGCTGCCATTCCGTGAACAGAATGAACAGATCAGGCGCGAGCGGGCTATGCTGCATCGTCGATTTGGTTTTGTGCGCGGCAAGGTGCCTAACAAGATGGCAGTTGAAGATGCAGGCTCTCCAATCTGGATTGTTACTTGTGCAGTCGACGTTCAGAAAGATTGTCTTTATGTGGATGTAAAAGGATATGGAGACAGGGGCGTTACCTGGACACTGGATGCTTTTAGGATTGACGGACCTACTGAAGACTTTTACGGGGTTTGGGATAAGCTTGCTGACTTTATCGAAAAGACTACTTACCAGGGAGACGACGGCAAAGCTTATAAGATTGCAATTACTCTTGTGGACTCAGGACATTACACTGACTGGGTTTATGCTTTTTGTGCTCGCTTTTCTGCGGGCGTTTATGCTTGTAAGGGTACGGACTGGATTAAAAACGGTGAGACTTACCAGCTATTCAACAGAAAGACACTGGATGCAATCGGCTTAAGTTTGGCTTATCACGTTAATACTGGAAAGCTTAAAGACAGAATTTCACGGGCTATGAATATGCTGAACTGGGATGAAGGAACAAAGCAGCCAGACTGGTATCCTAACTTTCCTGATGACTTCCATGATGATTACTTTAGGATGTTTGAAGCTGAAGAGAAAGTGGAAGAGTATGACAGAAAAACGAATAAGTATATTCGTACTGTATGGCGGGCAAAGCCTGGTATGCCTAATCACTTTTTTGATACTTATGACTATAACCTGGCAGCGCTGGAGATTTTTGCGGATGATATTTGCCGGCATGAACTGCGGCTTAATATGCTTGACTGGGGTGCATTCTGGCAGTATGCGGCTTATGGTATGTTCTGCATAAAGTGAGGTAGACTTAATATGTTTCTGAAGGTTCTTGGTTTAGTATTATGTGTTATTGCCTGCTTAATTATGCTTTTTCTTGCCGTGATGGCTTTTATTATTGCCCATGAGAAAAAGTTACTGAGGTATTCAGACGGGGAAGATGTAGAAAGTGGAGAAAGAGAAAAAAGAAGCTGATTTTGAAAAAGCTTGTGAAGAATTTAACGCCGCTTTTGATAAGGAAATTTCCCTGCATGATTTTCCGATTTTAGAGTCGTCTTTTATGGACGACGATTATTACAGAATTGACACCTGTAATAATACAAAGATGAAGCAAAGTTGAAAAAGCGCTTTATCTATGATAATATGAAATAAGAGATTGTTATTCGTGTTACTTATGACAGTCTCCTTGTGATTAAGGCGGCCTGCGTTGCGGGTCGCCTTTTTTTGTCAAAATAAATCTGCTATTAATAATTTTTCAGGGGTAAGATTGTCATTTTATTGACAATTATTTATCCAGCTTGTTCATCTGAGAATTGAAGATTGCCTGTGCATCCTGGGCGGGTTTTTCTGCGGCGGGCTGGAGCCACGGTGCGGCTGTGGTGACGGTGGATGTGAGGCCTCTGAAATAAATCATTTCAAGTTCAAATTTGATGTTGTCGCCGGTCTTTTTGAAGGATGTGACACGGTAGATGTTTTTGCCGTATTTCAAAAAGCGTCCTGATTCATAGGCGGTTTTTGCAGCTGATACGAGAGCGGATTTTCCGGTGCCGGAATGTTCAGGATTATATTTGATGATGCGGCGGTTTATGCGAGAGCGATACATTGAACGCTGAACGGGATTTTTTGAGGAGCCGGCGCGTGCTGTATTTGTTGGAATTGAGAGCTGGCCGCCGTTATTTGCAGTGTGGAGGCCTCCTTCTTCCTGACGAGCCATGTATGATGCTTTTTCTTTTGCGCCTACATGAGATTCTATCTGATCAAAGCTTTGAGGATTTTCTACCTGGCAGCGGTCGTAACCGATTTGTCTTGTTGTGAAGGTGTTACGAAGGGTAAAGTTATTCTGGATGTTTTCGATTGCGTTTTTACGGGTGAGAGCTGCCTGCATATTTACGGTATTAACAGCAGCTTTCATCATGGTGTTTTTCATATCTTGGGTAAGAAGATCTATTTTTGACGGGTCGTCGATGACCATTTTGTAACCGGAAAACATTATTTTGCCTCCTTCTTTTCTCTGGGCTCTGCCTTGCTGCAAGCAAAGGCTGTTATTTTTCTGACGGTTGGAAAGTTGTTCCAGCCAGGTTTTGCTTTATAGACCGGATTCTGGCAATAAATCAATAGGCCTAATTCATCAATTTCAACTTTGGCATATTTGCAGTCGCTACAAAATTCCGGCTTTTCCATGTGAAATATTGTTGTGCGGGGAATGATAAAAAAACTATTAACTAGTTAATAGTTTTAGGCGGTTTTTGCGCTCATAATTGAACGTATGATAATCGACGAAAATAGCGGCGTTGTTGGCGAAAGTTCCGGTAAGTTCTGGAAAGACGAGCTGACAAATGCAAAGATTCTTCTTGTTGCAGTTGAAAAGGCAATCAATACTTTTTGCTCTAACGGAACTATCCAGAGTTACACAATTGACACTGGACAGGATAAACAGGTGGTTACAAGAGCTGATTTAAGTTCATTGTATCAGCAAAGAGACAGGCTTTTGGCTCAGATTGCGAGCTTGGAAGCTAGACTTGGGGTTGGCGGTCCTCGCTGTCCTCAGATTTGTCCGGGGTTCTAGTATGGGATTTTTAGGTTTTAAGAGCAGAAAAGACAAAGAGATTGAAGCGCTTGTTGCTAAGAATAAATACCAGGCGCAAATGATTGACGCAATTAAGCAGACTTGGACCGGGGAGAAATTTCCTGGCAGTTTTGGTTTAACTAAGATTTTAGAGCAGATTGATTACTGGACTTTGCGAAAAAGAAGCTTGCAGCTTTTTACAGAAAACCCTTATGCAAAGGGTATTATCCGCCGCATTTTACGCAATGAAATTCATACTGGTTTGACTGCCTCTGCTAATCCGCTTGGTTCGATTTTGTGGCCTGATATGGACGATATGAAACAGGCTGAAATGTCGGTTAAATACGGCGATTTAATGAGTCAGCAGTTTGAGCTTTATGCAAATAACTACGAGCTTTTTGATTATAAGAAACAGTTGACTTTTGGAGAGTTTCAGGAACTTGTAAGACGTGAAGCTATTTTGTGCGGTGATGGTGTAATTATCAGCCGTGTGAACAGATATACAGGGCTTCCTGCCTGGGATTGGATTAACGGAAATAACATCAGGACTCCTGGAGATTATAAGGTTGCCAGCGGGCACAAAATTATTAATGGTGTTGAAATTGATGAATATGGCCGGCACGTTGCTTATTATATTCAAAAAGTTGTAGGCGATGACATTAAGTTTGAAAGGGTGCCGGTAAAGGGTGAAAAATCCGGCAGACAGATAAGCTGGATGATTTACGGTTCTGAAAAGAAAGCTGACGATGTGCGTGGCGAGCCGCTTTTGGCTTGCGTGCTTGGAATGCTTAAGGATATTGACCGTTACAAGGATGCAGAAGTAAGAGCTGCGGTTATTAACGCTTTGATTGCTTTTACTGTTCAGAGAGATGACAGTTCGCCTATTGGTTCGCGTCCTACTGCCGGTTTACAGCGTCCTATGCACGAAGTAGGACCAATTGCAGCTGAAGACAAAACAGGACATCAGCCTATTCAGCTGATGCAGCCTGGAACTGTTTTTGACGATCTTGCTCCTGGCGAGAAGGTTGTAAGTTATCAGACTAACAGACCGAATGTGAACTATGCTGCTTTTGAGGGCGCTATCCTGGATGCGATCTGCTGGAGTCTTGAAGTGCCTCCTGAGATTGTGAAGCTTAAGTTTACTTCCAGCTATTCTGCGAGCCGTCAGGCAAATAACGAATTTGAAGTTTATTTGAAATATCGCAATTTCAA